ATTCCTAAAGCTGATTTAACATCCAAAGGTTTAACGGCAGATGCTATAAAATTAGTAATATGTTCTTCAAATTGCGAACAACCCAAAGCATCCGAAATTAATAATTCTGATGCAATGCTGAGACGACGTCATATGGTCTTTTTAACTGTGCGAAATCCTGGTACTGATGGCCGTATTGATCCAAAAAATGATTTTTCACGTTTTCAGCTGAGAGATTCCATAACACGAGCGAATATAGGAAATAGTTTGACTTTTTGTGAGATGTTGCGTTTGTGTTCTAAGCGATTTAAAGCTCATCTTACAGAGCAAGAAAAATTGGTTAATATGGATGAAATCCCCTCTAATTTCTTTGATGAAGACACAAAAATTCCAGAATCACCTACTCCTCTAGACACGTATGCCTATGATAGTGTCCACCCTTTTGAAGAGGAAGTAGAATTTCAGCGTAGTAAGAAGAAATTTAAATTTAATAAATTTCAACCTGAAGGAGCTGAAGATTGGAATTATCGACAATCTGAACCTAATTACTTTGTCGAAGATACTAGAAATATTTGTCCCTTAGTGGAACCTTATGACGGAAGAAAGATTATGCATAGTGTCCGACCTATTGATCCAAGACCAAATCAAGATTTTAAGGCAACTTATTTTTTTACACCACATATTTGTTGCTCACCTACTAGATTATATTATGACAACTATCATACATGGAAATATTGTAATGCAAAACGGATGTTTAATAATGGTTTGGATTTGACAGTGGCCGATTTTGATTTTAGTGAATTGACTTTTCAGCATAGACAAACGTTTGAAGAAGCGCTAAATGCAGGAATGATGTTGCCTGAGAAATCAACAGTTCTAAAATATTTCAATCCATGTGAACCCGAAGAATTTATGGCATGGGAGGCCATTCGGGCACAAGAGCGAGTTTACCGCCATTATGGAATTAATCGTTATAATAATTGTGTCACAAAACATTATAAGAGACTAGGCTTTTTCGACGACTTGGATTCTGATTTTGATTTAGTTGGATACACAAGCTCTTATGATCACTCTGGTAAAATCTTGGAGGATCGGTTGAATTTTGACTTAGATTTTAGCATTCGTTATGGAAACCCATTTCAACCCGAAGGTCTATTTGATTTTTTCAAACCGAAGAAAGTCAATCGTGCAGTTCTAATTGCAGAAGCCTTAGCAATAGTAGGCACGTTGTATGCTGGGATAAAACTGTT